CCCTGAGTACGAGTACGCCGTCTCCGAAGAGGGTGGCCAGCAGTACACCCGTCAGGAAGACTTCAACGACCGGGTCGATATCATCCCTGTTTCGGACCCGAATGCCTCCACAATGGCCCAGAAGGTCATGCAGTATCAGGCGGCACTCCAGCTTGCCCAGAACGCCCCGGACGGCATGTATAATACGGAAGTCCTGCACAAGCAGATGCTTCACGCCCTGAATGTGCCGAATGTGGACCTGATCATCCCGCCGAAGGACCAGATCATGCCCACCGATCCGGTCACTGAGAACATGAATGTGATGGCTGGCAAGCCGATTCAGGTGTTCTTGGAACAGGACCACGATGCTCACATCAAGGTTCACACTGCCTTTATGCAGGACCCGATCTACCAGCAGTTTATCTCGCAGAACCCGAATGCCCAGTCCTTTATTGGGGCCATTCAGAGCCATCTGGCTGAGCATTTCGCCTACTCTTACCGTCGCCAGATTGAACTGAAGCTTGGCGTCAGTCTGCCCCAGATGGGTCAGCAGCTTCCTCAGGATGTGGAAAACGACATCGCGAAGCTGGCTTCCGTCGCCGCAGAGCGTCTACTGTCTCAGCACAACATGGAACAGCAGATGGCGAAGCAGGACCCGAACGATCCATTGACGATAATGCAAAGGGAGGAGTTGCGCATCAAGGAAGAGGCCGTCAAGGTCAAGGAGATGCAGGCTCAGGCCGATGCCGCCTATAAGGAAGGCAAGCTTGAGATTGAGGCTGCCAAGCTTATAGATCAGCGCAACCGCCCGGCACCTGAACCCTTCCCGATGAGGCGCATCAAGTGACGGAACTCGATGTAATCAAAAAGAAAATCCGCGAGCATTTAAACAATCTCGCGGACGATCTTGCGTCTGGTGCCGCAGTAGATTTCCCGCATTACAAGTACATTACGGGCATGATTACGGGGCTCGCAATGGTCGAAAGGGACATTGTGGACTTCCAGCGGAGTGTTGAAGACGAGGACTGATTTCGGGTGTGCGTATTCTTCGCGTTATCATATGCTTACACCGATAAAGGTGCATCACGCCGAAAGGCGCTAAACGCGAGAAGCGCATGTACACTGAGACCAAGCTGTCCAAGGAAATCTTGGGCAAGCTTCCGAAGCCGAAGGGCTATCGGATTCTTGTCGCAATTTCCGCAGTAGAAGAAAAGACGAAGGGCGGCATCATTCTCCCTGATGCCGTTAAGTCCAAGGAGGAGACCGCAAGTATCGCGGCTCAAGTGATTGATATGGGGCCCGACTGCTATTCGGACCCCGACCGCTTCCCCAGCGGGCCTTATTGTCAGGAAGGCGACTGGATCATGATCCGGGCGTACAGTGGCACAAGGTTCAAGATCGAAGACAAGGAGTTCCGGCTGATCAATGACGATACAGTCGAAGCAACCCTTAACGGTCCAGAGGGGATTCAGCGGGCATGACGATGGATAACGAGGCCGATGACATCGAAATCGGCAAGCCTCTTGAGGCGGACGAGAGTGCCGTCGGAGAGGACAGTCTTCAGGTTGAGGTGATCGATGACACCCCTCCTGAAGACAAGAACAGACCCCGCCGCACTGGCGAACCCGACCTCGGCACAGAGGATGAGGTTGCTCAGTACAGCGAAAAGGTCAAGAAGCGCATTTCGAAGCTCAAGTATGAGTTCCACGAAGAGCGCCGCCGTGCAGAAGAACTGGAGCGTCAGCAGCAAGCTCTTGCTGACTTCGCCAAGAAGGTCAGGGAAGAAAACCTTCACCTGAAGAAGGCACTCCAGTCCGGTCAGACGATCATTGCTGATCAGATGACTGCGCGCGTCGAGAGTGAGTTCGAGAGTGCCAAGCGCCGCTTCCGTGAGGCGGTTGAACTTGGCGATATTGACAAGCAGGTCGAGGCCCAGAAGGACATCGCCCGCTTGACAGTTGAGGCCGATAAGGTTCGCTCCTTCCGGCCTGTTGAGATTCAGGAGATTGAGGCTGAGCCGGAGCCCCGGTACGAGCAGCAGACTCCTCCGCCGAAGCCGGATGAAAAGACTCTGTCTTGGGCGAAGAAGAATACTTGGTTTGGCCGTGATCGCGAGATGACTGACTATGCTCGCCACATTCACGACCGGCTTGTTGTGTTTGATCGGGTTTCTCCCACTACTGATGAGTATTGGCAGAGGCTCGACGGGGAAATGCGAAAGCGTTATCCCCACATCGCTGAGGATGCGGACGAAGAGGATACAAGGGCCCCGCAGCCGAAGCAGAGTGTCGTGGTGGCTCCCGTAAAACGAAATTCCACACCGCCACGCAAGGTCCAGCTATCCGCGTCTGAGGTCGCCATCGCTAAGCGCCTTGGGCTTACAATCGAGCAGTATGCTGCCGAGAAACTGAGGTCCTCCAATGGATAAGCGCACCCCTCGCGAAAGCGAAACCCGCGAAACAACTTCGCGCAAGAAGTCTTGGGCCCCGCCCACAGTACTGCCTGAGCCTGAGAAGTCGGACGGCTGGCGTTATCGCTGGATTCGTACTTCGACCCTCAACAACTCGGACAACACGAACGTGTCCTCCAAGTTCCGTCAGGGATGGGAACCCGTTCGCGCTGAGGAGCATCCTGAGATTACGGTTCTGCGAGACCGCAAGAGCGATTTCAAGGATAACATCGAAGTTGGTGGCCTTCTTCTTTGCAAGGCCCCGGAAGAAACAATGGCCGAACGTGACGCTTACTATCGCGACACCGCCGAGAACCAGATGATTTCTGTGGAAAACAACTTCATGCGTGAAAACGATCCGCGTATGCCGCTTTCCAAGCCGCAGATTGACACGCGGGTTACATTTGGCAAGGGGCGCTCAAAGTAGCGCTCCATCAACAAGGTAGATAAACATGGCTTCTACAGCAGCCCCCTACGGCCTGCGCCCTGTGAATCTTATCGGCGGTCAGCCCTATGCTGGTTCGACCCGTTCGATCAAGATCGCGAATGCGTATGGCTCCAACATCTTTTACGGTCAGCCCGTCTCGGTCAACGCTTCTGGCGTTGTGATCGCTGAGACTGGCACATCGAACGTCGCCGCTACTGGCGTTGTCGGTGTGTTCGTCGGCTGCACGTATACAGACCCGAACCTGAAGTACAAGGTGTTCAAGCAGTACTGGCCGACCGGCACAGTGGCTACTGACGCCTACGCCTACGTGGTCGATGACCCGGATGTCGTGATGCAGGTTCAGGCCGACGAGGCCGTTGCCCAGACCGCTCTCGGTGCGAACATCGCGCTCGTGACCGCCGCTGGTAACACGGCTACAGGCAACGCGACAACCGCTGCCGATGGCTCTTCGGTCAACACAACTGCAACCCTGCCGCTCCGTATTGTTGGCTTCGTCGATGCCCCCGATTCGGCCCCCGGCGATGCTTACACGGACCTTCTGGTTAAGTGGAACATGCCCGCTGCTGTGTCGAGCAATAGCTCGAACGCCGCAGTTACAATGACCTACGGTCATTCGTACATGAACCCGACTGGCGTGTAATAGGAGAACATAGAAAATGGCTATTTCACGCGCACAGCTTCTCAAGGAACTGCTTCCGGGCCTTAACGCCCTGTTCGGTCTTGAGTACAAGAAGTACGAGAACGAGCATGAGGCTATCTACGAGACAGAGACCTCGGAGCGTTCGTTTGAAGAAGAACTGAAGCTGTCTGGCTTTGGTCTTGCCCCCGTCAAGAACGAAGGCTCGGCCATCAGCTACGACAACGCTCAGGAAGTCTGGACTGCTCGTTACAACCACGAGACAATCGCTATGGGCTTCTCCATCACCGAAGAGGCGATGGAAGACAACCTGTACGACTCGCTCTCGTCGCGTTACACGAAGGCTCTGGCTCGCTCCATGGCCTACACGAAGCAGGTGAAGGCGGCTTATCCGCTGAACAACGGCTTCTCGGGCGGTTCGTTCGTTGCTGGCGACGGCAAGAACCTGTTCGCTACAGACCACCCGCTGGTCTCTGGCGGCACAAACAGCAACACGCAGGCCACACCGGCTGATCTGAACGAAACCTCGCTTGAGGCCGCCGTTATCCAGATCGCTGGCTTCAAGGACGAGCGTGGCCTGCTTATCGCGGCCCGCCCGCGTAAGCTGATCGTCCCGCCGAACCTGATGTTCGTTGCGACCCGTCTGCTGGAGACTGAACTCCGCACGGCGACCGCCGACAACGACATCAACGCGATCAAGACCAACGGTACGATTCCGGAAGGCTACTCGGTCAACCACTACCTGACCGACACCGACTCGTACTACCTGATCACGGATGTTCCGAACGGCATGAAGCACTTCGTCCGTACACCGATGTCTACGTCCATGGACGGAGATTTTGACTCGGGCAACGTGCGCTATAAGGCGCGCGAGCGCTATAGCTTCGGCGTGAGCGATGTTCTTGGCATCTGGGGCTCCCCGGGCGCGTAAGTAAGAGCGAAACAACCACTAATTAAGGCCGGGTATTGCAGCCCGGCCTTTTTTGTTGTAGCTTCATCATATGGAACCTTCACGCAGCAAAAATGCACCGAAGAACCCTTACAGGGGTGGGTCTGTTCCGCTTGTCACTGGGTGCGGCAAGGGGCAGTGCCCTGCAAATGTGCGGATCATCAAGATCATGCACTACGAGCGAAACAAATCTGCCTACAAGGAAAGAGCAGCATCGCGTTCGCCTGAGGCTGTTTTAGCCTATAAGAAGGCTTGGAAGAAAAAGAATAGGGGCGTTGTCGCCGCCTCTGTCGCATCACGCAAGGCTCACATCCGCCAAGCCACTCCCAAGTGGCTGACAAAAGAACAGAAAAAGCAGATCAAGGCATTCTACATTGAGGCCGACCGCCTCAAGACGGAGACCGGCGTCGACCACGAAGTTGACCACATTGTCCCCATCCGTGGCGGGATCGTTAACGGTCTTCATGTGCCGTGGAACCTCCGAGTTATCACCGCAGCCGAAAATCAAAAGAAAAACCGCAAGCTGATCGAAATATAGGCTCCTTCGGGGGCCTTTTCTTTTGTGCTAAAATCCTGTTATCCCCCGATTTCCGGGGTTCCGGGTAACCCGGCCTTGATAGACTGCGCCCGGACAGACGCTTGCAGAGACTACAAGGCCACATCCTGCA